ATGACAAAAAGAGTAGGACATAAGTTTGAGGAAGTATACGACCTGGATAATATATCCAGAGCCGGGATGAAGGCTGCAAAAGACAAGAGCAATCAGAAAGATGTTCGGTATTACCTTGAGAACATGAATCGACTGAATAGGGAACTACAGTCTATGCTGATAGAAGGTCGTTATGATGTTACCCGTAGTGATTATAATGTATTTGTAAAGCATACTCCTTTAGGGAAGGATAGAGAAATCCATAAGCTGGACTTTTATCCTTTCCGGGTATGCCAGCACGCGATTCTGAACGTGATGTCAGGAAAGTGGATGAAAAGCCTGAATGACGATGTGTACAACTGTCTTCTAGATCATGGAATCAATTCGAAAGTTCTTAAACATAGTTTTACTCATAAGCTGAAAAGGGCGCTGCTGGATCCATATTCTGTTTACGCGCTTCAGAGCGACATCGAGAAGTTCTACCCTTCTGTTGACAATAAGAAATTCGGGCATGCTTACAGACATGATTTGAAAGACAAAAAGCTAATCATGCTACTTGATAAGCATAACTTTTCAAACAAGGGCCTGCCGATCGGATCTCCTGATGCACAAATAAACAGTCACCTGGTGTTGCGAAAATTCGACCGGTTTGTCAAGGAAGACATAGGAGTAAAATATTACTTCCGTTACGCGGATGATACGCTGATCCTTTCTGACAGCAAGCAAGAATTACATCAGATTAAGTGGAGAATAAAAAACTTCCTGTATTATGAATTAGGATTGACTCTGAAGAGCAATGCCCGGATTTTCCCGGTTCGCCTTGGGGCTGACATTTGCGGGTATGTGTTCCGACCACATTATACATTGCTCCGGAAACGGACAAAAAAGGCAATTACAAAAAGAAGGAATAAACAAAAATCGATTACAAGTTATAAAGGTATCCTGATGTACTGTAATAGCAAAAATTTTATACAAAAGGTAATTAAGGAGGATAACAGACATATGAAAATTACTGATTTAGACATTCGGATTGAACGCCCGTTTGATGGGAGTCCAATCAAGATCGACAAGATCGTTGACGAAGAAATTGATATCCTTGATTTTGATGTCCGTGAATCAACGAAGAAAGCAGGTCATCTGTGGGTTATGATGCAAGTAAGGTATCAAGGAAAGAAGTGCTTCATTAAGGGTGGTTACGATTATATTGCCTCCTATTTAAAGAAGCTTCAGGAACACTTTATTCCTGTACGGGATGACTTTAATCCAAAAGAATTGACAGAACTAAAGAAAAGCTATTTGCCTCTTGAAGGTGTCGTAATTAAGCAGAACAGGGGCTACTATATTGAAGGAACACTTAAAAATAACTGACATGGAAAAGAGAGTTCAAATAACCAGTAATGTTTTTATCGAGAATCTCGGGGAATATTCCCTAGTCAACTTTGACAGGTACAGTGAAGAAATTGAAAATGAAGGTCAAACAGAAATATTGCATTTTGCAGAGGAACAATATAAGGTTAAAAACCCGGCTACCTACAACAGGATCATTGATCAGGTATTGAAAGAACAGTTCCCTGACGGTGAGTCTGAATCGGCACTAAGAAAAGGAATAACAAACCCTTCTGATCCTGACTTTATCGCTTTCAACGAGTTCGCAGAGGGGATAAAACAGAAGTGCAGGAATGAAGGGATAAATTAATTAATCAGCATGGACATTCTTCGAAACACATCAATAATCGCATCGGTTGAAATTGACGAAAGCACGGTCTTTTCAAAAAAATTCATGGCTGACAACAAAGTCAATGCGGAGTTCTATGCTCCGGCTCCGCTCGGCTTACAGCTTGGCGACCATGTTGTCTGGAATGAGGTAAATTATTCAATCAACCGGCTCCCGGAAATACAAAAGGTCAACAACAAAACTTACAAATATGCGATCGAATTTGAAGGGCCGGAATATAGCCTCTACAACAAATTATTCCTCTATGATGGCCTTTCTGAATTTGATTATACCGGTGCCCCGGTTGATTTCATTACATTGATCGTTAACCAGGCAAATCAAATTGATTCGGGCTGGACTATTGGAACGGTTGATGACGCTGATGAAATAACAATATCTTTCTCAAACACGACCTGCCGTCAGGCACTAACGCAGGTGGCTGATGAATTTAAGCTTGAGTTCGATATCGACAGCAAGGCGATAAGCCTGAAGGCAAGCATCGGAACAGACACAAATAACAGGTTCGAATATGGCCGTGGAAATGGTCTATATAAACTCACCCGGGTACAGGTGAGCGATCAAAACATTGTCACCCGAGTTTACGGCTTCGGAGGATCGACAAACATCGGATCTGACTACCGGAATAGGGCAAAGAAACTGGTGTTCGAGAGCCGCTATCTGGAAGCCAACACTGCCCTGTACGGGATCATTGAAGGAGTATTTAATGACGAGAATATTTATCCAAAGCGGACCGGGACTATTTCAGGTGTACACATCGAGTACGACGGCGACGGCAATTTCAACCCGAACGCTTCATACGTCGAAGATACAGGCCTGGACTTCGACATTAATGATTACCTGGTTGCTGGCCAGACGGCCACGATCGTGTTCAAGTCAGGTGACCTTTCCGGGTATCAGTTTGAGATATGGAAATACGATCATGAAAACAAAAGAATCTATTTCAATGCTTTTGAGGAAAGCGACGGGTATGTCCTTCCCAACAGCCTTAATTTACCGGTTGCAGGAGACACTTATACTTTGATCAACATCTCTATGCCGCAAAGTTATATTGACGCGGCAGAAACGGAATTACAAGCAGCCACACAGGAATATCTTGATCAAAACAGTGTACCGCAGGTAACTTATGAGCTGGAGATCGATCAGAAGTATGTCAAGGCTCAAAGTATCAACCTGAAGGTAGGCGATCTGGTGACTATCTATGACGCTGCTCTTGGGATTGATGAACTTATCCGGGTGATGGAGATCGAATACCCGCTTGTCAACCCTAACAAGATCAAAGCGACCATTTCCGACACGGTCCTTTACACCACGTCGGAGCGGGTGATCCTGGACACGGCGAAAAACAAACAGAATATTGTCAAGACGAAACGGCAATCAATCGAGTCAGCCAGAAGAAATACCGCTTCGATGAAAACACTCCGGGACTATCTTCTTGATGCAGATAACGAATTCGATCAGGATCTGATCACAGCTAAGCGTATTGCAGCCCTGCTGATCGAGAGCGGGACCAGTGCCGGGAACTTTATATTACATACCCCTACACCAACTTTCGTGGAAAATAACGGCGGCGACGCCAATTCTTTCTACGCTCCGGCATGCACGCTTTCGCATCTGGAAATAAGCATTACAATCGCAGGATCAGAATCATTCGATTGGGCTATTGCTGAAGGATCATTTTCAGGGCTTACAGCTGCGAGTGCTTACTATTTATATGCAAAGTGTTCCAAAGCTCAGGCAACATCTGTATGGGAGCTGACAACTGAAATTATTTCCTCCAATCAAGAAACATCGTTCTATTTCCCAGTAGGGACTTTATTGCCTGTTGACAGCAAAGGGATCCGGACTTTCAAGACAGGCTACGGCAAGACTTGGATAAATGGCCGGGAAATTACAACAGGCCGTGTTCAATCCATCTCCGGAGAGAACTATATTGATCTGGACTCTGAACAAATTCAGTTTGGAGGAATTGATGTCAACGTTTCAGAAGAAGATACAACAACCCTTCAAAACGTTAAGATAAAAGGCTCGTTGGTGCAGTCCCAATCCGGTGATGAATCACCTATTGGTGTTTACCGGGGGGCTTATAATGCCTCCTATATCTATTACAAAGGTGATGAAGTAACTTATTCAGGCAGCACATGGCAATTCATCAACGAGACCCCCGGTTCCGGTCATACGCCCGTAGAGGGGTCATACTGGACAGTTAAGGCAGCTGGCGGAACTAATGGCGATGATGGGGAGGATGGATCTGGTGTGGAATTCATCTTCACGCGAAACAATACAGGTGTAACTCCCACAACTCCCACAAGCGTATCCGGCACTGACGACTATATTCCCTCTGGCTGGACGGACAATCAACAGGGCGTTACCTCTTCAATGCAATATGAATTTGTCAGCAAACGTACAGGAACAACAGGAACCTGGGGAGCCTTCTCAACTCCGAAGGTTTGGGCAAAATATAGCTTTGATGGCGAAGATGGACAAGATGGAGTAGACGGGAAAAGCGTTGAGTTTATCTTCAAGCGAACGACAACATCTTCTGTTCCTTCCACACCAGGAACATCACAGACTGATGATTATGTACCCTCGGGTTGGACTGATGATATGAGCGGAGTGACATCAACCTATCAATACGAGTGGGTGTGCAAACGTACTAAAGCCAATGGTGTATGGAGTGTTTTTTCTACTCCTGCATTATGGTCTAAGTATAGTTTTGACGGCTCTGACGGGGAGGATGGAAGCAATGGCTCAAATGGTCCCTTCATTGAATACCGGTATGCAAAGAACGGTTCAACCTCCTCTGCTCCGGCACTGACGGTTACAGACCTTAATCCATCCGGCTGGTCAACAACTCCACCCAGCACCGGCGCGTTGGAATACTTGTGGTTCACGAAAGCAAAGAAAACATATGACGGATCTACATTACTTGAAAACTGGTCGGCCGCTGTCCGGATTAAGGGCGAACAGGGACCTCAAGGTGCCACTGGGGCCACTGGGGCCACTGGCGCAACAGGCGCGCAAGGACCGCAAGGGAACACAGGTGCACAGGGACCATCTGGACCGGCTATTGCCTTCCAGGGAAATTACGATAGCGGGAAAACCTATTATGGAAACTCACAAAGGGTTGACGTCGTTAAGTATAGTAGCTCTTATTATGTAGCGAGAACGGATGCAGGAACGTTCAGCGGAGTAGTTCCCACAAATACAGCAAAATGGAACAGCTTTGGAGCAAGCTTTGAGAGTGTAGCTACGCAGCTGTTGTTTGCTGAGTTGGCGTACATTGAGAATTTGGGGGTTAAGTACTTGTACACAGCTCCATCAGGGAAAAGGATAGAAATAAACAGGGCGAGAGACGTTAACGGAGACTCTATAACCCCTATCAATGCTATAGAGTTGTACAAGGATGGTGATTCATTTGGTAATCCGACGATGAAGTTGTCAGATGCGATTTTGGAGGTGTATTATTCAGGAACAAAATTCCTTCGAATAAATGACGCAAGTTCCACATTAATGGCAATGCGTGCAGACGGCTCTCGGGCTTTGTCAATCACTACATACGGATCTGGTGGAGAAGGGATTTACGCTCTCGCAAACACTTACGGAGAAGGAAATGTCTTTACTGGCTATGGCAATCAAAATCATCACGCCCGTGCTGGTGAAAGTATAACTTTTTATGGCCGGGTAAATGGCCAAATGTGCGGACCTATTTTAAGAACTACAGCTACATCATTAAACCTCGAATCTCTTGGCGGTTTCGATTATGAGTATATCAATTACATCGGAACTAGTACTTGCAATGTGTATCTTCCGACAACTGCAAATAATGGTCGCGTTCCGGGTAAAAGATATTATTTCAGAAGATCCGGGGACGGTGGTCGTCTATATGTTAATGATTTTGCATCATGGATTAAAAAAGGAACTGGGAATGTTGATTCATTCGAGATGGAAAATCTAAACTGGGTTTGGATGCTTGAATATGATGGTTCTTATTGGTTGGCAAGTAGATGGGAAAGATAAAATAAAAATATGAATTATGATAGAATACGGATATATTGATGAAGATGGCCGCCCAATGTCGGTATTAATTAGGGAAAAAATTGAACCCTATGCGGGTGATGATGGTAAAATACATGAACGGACTACTACCGTTGAACAGCAAATCAAGGAGCTAACAGCAAAGGGGTGGAAACCAATTGACGAAATAGATGAATCTAAAATACAACAGTGCGAAGAAAATTACCGGGTTCGGGCATTCCCTTATGATTTTGGCTACAAGATCGGCTATAGGTATGAAAAAACACTTGATTTTTCAAAAATTGAAAGAAATATAGATATCCTTAAAAAGCAGTTGGCTGACTCTGATTACAAAATAATTAAAAGCTATGAAGCGAGTTTAATAGGTGAAACTACGCCTTATGAAATTGAATCCCTGCACAATGAAAGGCAGGAAGTTAGAGACAAAATCAATAGACTTGAATCTTTATTACAGCAAAAATCCTGAAATATATGATATCCTGTAAGTATACGTTTTCTTGTCTCCGTCTTCGAATAATAGGCTATAATTCACAGTAACTTCATCACCTTTAAATGAAGCGTTTATATCGCATTGATAGAATGATGGAAGGGATATAGCATGATCCCAAATTTTGCCAGGAATGGGATTTACGCTCCATTTTTTTATTAATTTATCTGTTATTTCGACATAATAATCTTCATCATTCCAGATAGCATAATCATTTGGAAAATTTAAATAACCGTCTTTTTTTAAAAGAGTTCCATTATTACGTATTTGAGCGGCATATTCTATTACGAACGGATTATTCTGCAATTCCTGTTTATTTATTGTACAAAAGAAAAAGTCATCGAACACACTAACATCCGTATAAATATACCCGTCCGGAACGTCAGTAGTCCCTGTTATCGACCCGGCCTGCGAGATTACAGTAGGGATCGTTTCATAGATCAGCTCCGGATAATCAACCCTCATATAAACATCAGAAACTACTAAGTTCCCGTCAGACAGAACCGCAAGGCCTCCGGCATAGGTATTGACGGTATTTTCCTTCACAAGATCATAAATACAGTCTCCGTTTGCCTCAAATTTTGATACCCAAAAGCTTGTAATGTTATTGATTGTGTCTTTTTTCGATCCGTAGAGGTACCGGTAATTTGTTGTTGTATCAGTAAAAAGGGTCATGTCCTCGATAAGTTCGGGGTCTTCCGCGATACACCCGGTCTGTGCGTAAATATCCATCTCTGCCTTTGTCAGCAGTTTCCCGTTAATCGTCAGTTCATCTGTAACTGACGAACTATCAGAACAGGAAAAAGATACAGCGATCAATAAAAGTAAGATTAGTTTTTTCATAGCTGTGATTTTTCTAACAAATGTACAGAACGTAAAATACATAAAAAAGAATAAAAGTGCTCCAAAAAGATAATTTTTCAATCAATTTATATTTTAATCTGAGACTGTGATTTATTATTGATTTGATTTTCCGGTGCAGTCTCCGTGATTGCGCCGGTTTTTTAAAAAAAGAACAATATGAGCGAACAGGAGAATGATTTTCTGAAAAAATTACAAAAGACTTTATGGACTGCCGGTGGAAGTCTGCTTGTGATTGTAGTCATCGCGACAATCCCATTTTATTTCAACACACAAAATGAGCTCTCACAACATTCAAAAGAGATTCAGGATCTAAAAGCAGATAAGGCAGATCGAACCGTGTATGAAATCACAATTCAGCAGGTTAAAGATCAGCTGATTGAGATGAACAGGAAGATTGAAAAAATGCAAGACAAAGTATTAAATAATTAATATATGAAAGCAATAAAAAGATTTTTTAAATGGAGTAAAAAGCAGGTGATGTTTTACATCGCCATTATGGCCGCACTGGTGTGGTTCGCATTCTGGATTCTTAGCCGGTTTGCTGGTACAGAAACTTATCCAGTAGGATACTTTCAGAAAATACCTTTCGGTGTCCTTGGATCCTGCATCATCCTCGGCGCAGCATTCTTGTGGATTAAAAAGACTCGCCCACAGTCATGGGATAAACTGGACGATGAAACAGAAGGCGGAGTGCAGTCAATTACTGAATGGGAAAAGGTCAAAGTAAGCCTGTTTTGGGTTGCCATTTTCGCTGTGTTATCCGGACTATTAGCCTTTTCGCTATGAAGATACTGGCTTTAATATTATTGGTTTTCCTGTACCTTGATTTACCGGCAGCCGGGTTAAGAGGCCGGCTGGTTCAGGTGGCAGAGTCTCAGGTCGGGGTCCGGGAGCAGACAGGAAATAACGACGGACCGGAGGTTGAACAATATTTACGATCTGTGAAGCTAGGAAAAGGTTATGCCTGGTGTGCTGCATTCGTCACTTGGTGCCACGATCAGGCCGGAATTGATAATCCTCAAAGCGCCTGGTGTCCGGACTGGTTCAGATACAATGTTGTCTACAAAAAAAACAAGCCAACGCTTCAGGAATTTAAAGCGAAACCCGGCCAGGTCTTCGGACTATACTTTGAATCCAAACGCCGGGTAGCTCATGTTGGGCTGATCACTGGGGAAAGCCGGTTTAGCTACGAAACGATCGAGGGAAATACAGACGGATCCGGAGGCCGGGAAGGTGATGGAGTATATAAGAAGATCCGAAACAAACGATCAATCTATATAATCGCTGACTACATACAATGAAACCAATAACCATCACACCACGATTCGACATCGGCCAGACCGTTTATTTTACGACCCCGGAATCTGACCCTGGTATTGTGATTGATTGGAAATACTGTCGCCGTGAACGAAGCATCATGTACATGGTATCGTTTGGGGCAGGTATATCATCTCTTTATTACTACGAAGAAGAGTTAAGCGAGACAAAAAAATTCAACTAACATGAAAAATATTTTCATCATATTACTGATTATTGTCCTTGCAGGGTGCAAGACGACAAAGTATGTTCCGGTAAACAGCACCTGGACGGAATACAAGGACCGGGAAGTATTGAAGGTTGACACGCTCATTCAAAGGGACAGTGTGTATATCCGGGACAAAGGGGATACGGTGTTTATTGAAAAGTACAAATACATCTATAAAAACCGGGACGTCCTGAAAACGGACACGGTTAAAATAGAGACTGAAAAGGAGGTGCCGTATCCGGTTGTCGAAACAAAGGAAGTAAATAAGCTTACAAAATGGCAGAGCTGGCAGATCATGAGTTTTAGGTTAATCATCATTGCGGCCTTGCTTTATGTTTTGTATAAGTATTTGAGCAAGAAGGGAATTTTAAGTAAAATAATTTCATTTATAAAGGGTTTGGTTTAGTTTCGTGATTTAGGTTAGTTAGATTTTCCCCCGTTCACGTGTTGGCCGGGGGTTTTTCGTTATATAATTTAACATGATTTTTGTATATAATTTTCGACGGTTTTTGTATTTCAGATGAGCAATAAAAAAACCGGTGGCTGACCGGGTTTTTATAGTTTTATTTCAAGTTCTTCCATTGATTATTTATTTTATGACCTTAGAAATTTCACGAATTAAGATTTTGACTTTTAAGCCAACTACCAATATCGCCCCATACGTTGTATTGAGCCGAATGTTTAATCTTTGATTTGTTGAAATATAAGGCTTTTTCATGATTTGTGTTTTTAAAGATCAACGAACATCCCCATCGACGACGGATTATATAAAACGATATTTACACCGGTAAAAATACCCAGGTCTTGAATAAACTCCGGCTTGAACGAAGACCCATATAATTCGGATACACCATGTACGGCCTTTGTCAAAAAAACCTGAATTGGAATAAATACTGCCTTTGTCTTTTCGCCCCGGTTTTTCATGTAGCTATAAATCTCCCCAAGCTCTGCAATCAGCATATTCTCATTTCTCGGAAGATCAAAGCAAGCGAATCTGCCGCTTTCGAGTTGACACAGCACTCTGAATTCAGCGAGCGACTTGTCTGTTAATGTTTCGATTCTGTGCCTCATGATTCAAAATTTTTTCAAAGTTACTTAATTTAAATAATTCTTCATCGCCTCGATCGCCTTCGCAGCGCTCCTCACAATCACATACTTACTCCCGCACATTTCGACTTGCCGTTGGAATTCCTTCTGTTCGTCAGACTGCCGGCCTGATTGGGTTTTGAATTCCAGGCATAAAGAGGCATACCCTTTCTTTGGGATCAGCAGGATGACATCCGACACGCCGGATTTGACGCCCTGGAGCTTCAAGTTCTTTGCCTCAATTTTGTTCCGGCTGCCACCGTTGGGGACCGCAAAAAGCAACTTACCTGGGAGCCCGGGGAAGAACAGTTTTACCTTATCAAAGAAGTCAACCTGAATGTCCGCTTCCTCGTGCTTCAGGACCCGCTTTGCCTTGTGCGGATCCTTTGATTCGGAGAAGCAGGTGAAGCAGACCGGCCCATCATCGGTCGGGATCACTGACGGGGTTTGGCGGTGACATTTTATGCAGGTCGGAGCGGTCATTACAGTGTATCTGATTTAAAGTCAAATTTTATCTGAGCATTAGTCGCATCCATGCGCCTCAGTGTACTAAGGAGATTTCGCCGGATTAACGTATCTTTATTTTTCTTCAAGTTATACTCAGCCATGATCCCCTCAATGAGACCAGACTCGGGAATATAGTACAAAAGGCCGATCCCATGTTCAATCATTTGTTTGCGTCGGTAATTTGGAAGATAAATGTTACCGGGAAAGCAGGCATAAGAATAATCAGCCCAAAGGAGATGGTCCTTTGCCTGTTTTAAAACCTCATTTGCATCAAACAGTTTGCATTCGATATTGAAGATCTTCCGATCAGAGAAGTAGACAATAATATCGCTGATCCGGCCAATCTCCGGGACATGGACTTCCCGGTAAATTTTTGGTGTCATGATTTCAAGCTGACCATCGCTTGAGGTAAATTCATATTCTCCAAGCATCCTAACGACTTCTCCCTGCATGTATGTCTCACTATATCCGAGGCTGTAGGCTCCTTTTGTATTGTTTAGAAGTGGCATATCTATTCTTCCTCCATCTTTTTAAACTTACCAAACTTTTCCTCCCAAGCCCTGCTGAGCTGTGTCAGCATAGTCCTTCCGTCTTTCTTATAATGTCCAAGGAATACCCATCTATTGCGCTCCGGATCATCGTAGGCTAACATAACGGCCTTTGTATTGAGCCGGTACATGGTAGCCTTTACAATCTCTTCGTCGGTGAGCTCCGAGATCGGCAGGTCCTTTATTTCACGAATGTGTCTCATACCTTAAAATATTAACTTGTACTGCCCTTTCTTGTCCTTCACTTGCCCCGTCGGGCACGGGAACAGTTCTTTCAGGTCCGGGAGCAGCTCCAGATCGGAAGGCGACAGGATCCGGGAGATGTCGTCCCAGTTCTGAAACCACCACATTCTGTAACGGAAGCCGGTATCGATTTTCATGAAGTCCGGCAGGTCAAACATCATCGTCATGGTCGGCCAGCCCTTGCTCTTTAGGTTGCGTTTCAGGATTATCATGTCGGAGATATTGTGAATAGCGGCAGCGGCCAGATACCTGTAATTCTGATCCGTGACTTTCTTCCTATGAAACACCATCATGAACGGGAACTGGATCTCCGGAGGTACCACCGGCGGCTTCGGAGGGTAACCGTCCGGAAAGTACTTCTGGATCATTTCTGCCAACTCAGTGTCCCAATGTGAAGTATCAGTTTCCATACTTTAAATGATCACAAAGATTCGCCGTGCCGTCTTTACATACATATTTTTTCATTTTTATTGATTTAATTTTTCAAGCAGCATATCAGCTACTTTTTGAGTTTCTTCTTCACTTTCCTGTTTCTGAACTTCACAGATAAAGCGTTCGATTTAGAACACGTTTCCGGGCTTTTCAGTGCCTTCAATAATGAAGGTTCTACCCCTGCTATCAGGGCCTTCTTTTACAAATTTTTTCATCTTGTAGTTGTTTTAGTTTATTAAATTCAAATAGAAAAATTTTTTCGGCCATTTCTGGCGCCCAATAACTTTCAAGGGGCATAGAAGTTATTTTACTCCTGATACCTCTAAAGACAAAGTCCATTTCCGTCATCAATTCAGCCTTATCCCATGATTTAACTATGCCTACAAGCGGGTACTGAAAGCCAAACTTTTCAGCGATCACGGACATCAGCTTGTCCTCTGCAGCTAGGTATTCAGGAAGACGCCATTTAACCGGACTGGGAATATCAAGCAAGTACGCTTCACTTGCATCGTGCAGCAGGGCGGCAAGCGCTTCCGGATCTGAATCGTTAAAGTGCTGACTGCACCGGACTGAGTGTTGAGCGACGGAGTAAAAAGATGAACTGTGACCACCGAAGCGGCATAGGTTTGACAGAGCGTGTGCAATGTCCTCGATGCAGATCTGATCAGGATCCGGATCGAGCGGATCTATCAGCTTATCGGTGAAAGTTTGAATGTAGTTTATGTTACTCATTTCCATTTTATAAAACTTACGCTTGGACTAAAAGCATCCCATCTTTCAATTTCATTCTCTTGTTGATCAATGTGAATTATAAAAATATGGTCTATGTTACAGTACATCCCGGCGCTTTCCTCGTGCTGAAGGATGAATTTGCAGCCTGGGTTTGGTACATGAGAAACCTGGGCATCATCATTATTGAAGTATGCTATTTCTCGTTGATTGTGTTGTATTAATGTCTTTCCCATATGTTTTAGCTAAATTGTTTCTTCAATTTGTTGCATTACTGCTTGTTCTAACTTGAATTTCTTTTCTTCCAGTTTGCAAAGGAGGTTTTTATAAACTGGCTCGTTTTCGTAATCACTGAAAAGGCTTTTGCTTTGCTCTTCGATGAAATAAGCAATTGCATTTTCGACCTTTGTAACCTGTGCTTTTGCGGCACTGATTGCATTTAGCCGCTTGCTTCCCATTCTCTCTTTCGTGTCAGGGTAGTATCCGCAATAGGTCTTATTAATTCCGTAGTATTTAAATCGAACCTGATACATACACATTACCCACCAGAAGAATTTGGCGTGTTTCATGATAATCCATTTTGGATACTCCCATGACTTAAGAATGTGGTAGTGATAGTGATTTTTTTGCGGATTACCCCATTCATCAACCTCCTTGGTGTTGGGGTGCACCCTTATGGTTATTTGCATCCATAAGTCCTCAGGATTGCGCGTTCGTGCCATAATTTTTAGTCTATAAATCCTATTACTTTCAAATTGTCCGGATCACACAGGCGGGGCTTTTCCTCGCCTGTGACGTAGACCGGTACCTTTCCGTTAATCAGTCCTCTGTCGTGGTAGGTGCGCCCTTTTTTGCCGTCCTTCGTTTCAACCAGGTAACCCGCAGTTTTCTTATTCATGATTTTTTGTTCTAAAAGGGTAAATCATTATCTCCACCGGTTGGCGGGTTATAAATATCAGCAGGAGTTCCCGCAGCAGTCCTTTCCTGGCTCTTTTGCTCTCTCGGGGGATTATTTTGCTGTTCATTGGAAGACTGTTGTCCGGACGAAAGCATCTGGAGTTTGTCTGCAAAAATCTCGGTTGTATAATGCTTTTGTCCATCTTTTTCCCAGCTTCGTGTTTTCAGTTTTCCTTCCACGTATATTAGCATCCCCTTCTTGACATACTGTTCAGTTATTTCAGCCAGCTTGTTCCAGACAACGATATTATGCCACTCGGTACTTTCTATCTTTTCTCCGGTCTTGGCCGTATATTTCTCACTTGTGGCGATAGAAAAATTGGCCACGATTGCGCCTCCTTCGAGACGCCGGATGTTCGGATCTTGGCCTAAACGTCCGATAAGAATTGCTTTGTTTACGCTCATTTGTCTTCTTGTTTTAAAAGTTCATCAGCTTGCATATACCTCCAGATGGCCCTCGTTTCAGCGACCCATTTCATAAATTCATTTGGTTTTTCTTCTTTATCAGGAGCTATCCTCGTATTGATTGCTTGCATCAAAGGAAATACATACTCTTCAATATCATCTTCAACGTTACATGCAGCATAGAATCTTTTCGACATGCCTTCCGGGCTTTGACCATTCCTGACCAATTGACTAACCACAACGTCGGTAGAAGATGGGAAAGCCGGATCCTGTCCTAATTTTTGTTCACTCATAATTCGTCCTCCTTGTCATATTCATCGCCGGCCTTCAATGCCAGAAGCTTTTCCTGCATCCTGCGGATGTCCCACGCTTCGATCGGTTTGGAAGCAATTCTTTCAGCTATTTCTTCCGCCACTTCCGGCGTTACCGGGTTAATGGCATATATAGCTGACGGGTTTAGCAGCCGGGAAAAAGACGGCTGCGACTTGGTTTCAGGCACGTCAACCCGGATAAAGGTTGCCACGCCAATACTCTGTTCAGTAACTTTTCCGGCCATACGGCTATGGCCAAACAGTTCAATGACTGCGTGTAATTCAAATTTTTCGTTCATAATTGATTAAAATAAAGTTGGGTGTTTAACTTCGTCTTTCTCTCCGGGCCGCTGCCCGGTCAGCATCTGCAACTCCGCATCAACTTCCTTTTCCAGCCGCTTCGAGCGGGAAAGGTTGAGCGGATCCCGGGAGCGGAAATACTCGATCTGGGCCGTCCGCATATCCCGTACTTTCATTACAAATTCAGGTAAGTCCATTTTTATCGTCGTTTTCGATTTCTTCGTCGTACATCTGTGCAACCAAGTCAACGATGTTTTCAGGGATTTCCTCTGTTGCCCCCATGACCGCGTTAGCAATCTTTTTCTTTAGCTGAATTATCTGGTATAGTTTTTCATCGATCGTCTTCCTTCCAAGAAAATACCGGCTTGTAACAGCATTTTTCTGCCCGATCCGGCTTAACCGGTCCTCACACTGGCAGCAGTCAGCGTCTGTCCATGGAAATTCGATGAAAGCCACGTCAGAACAATCCTTCTGTAGTCCATCAACCCCGACACCACCAGCTTTGATGGAGACGATTATTAGGTCCACTTTTGGATTTCTTGCAAAGCTGTCGATCGCAAATTGACGTTCAGCAGGTGTTTGTCCTCCTGAAATAAGAACAGAACCCGGAAAAGCTTTCTGCAATGCATCTGACACTTCCTTATGTGTCCGGAACAGGACCAGTTTTTTCCCATTTTCACGGAAGTCACGCACAAACTCAATAACCTCACGAACTTTTCCACGGGCGGCAACCTGGCGGAGAATGCTCATGCGGACCATCACCTCGCCTTTCAACGCCTTCTTGATTTTGTCGTCTGTTGCATTTTTATACTTCCTCAGATACTCAACCATATCACGCTCAGCATCCCGGTACTCTTTGCGATTTGTAATCTCACAAGTAAGCACTTGCCGTTGTTTGTCAGGAAGATCTTTTAATACATTTCGTTTTTCCCTTCTGAACATGACCTTTGTTTGAAGCAGAAAATTAAGCTCCTGTAAATTGGATGCTTGGTTTGGACCTGAACAATACCGTTGCACGAAATACTTCCACCCACCAAATTCTCCAAGCTTGCCCATGATTGCTAATTGTGCCAACAGGTCAGACGGGCGATTAACAACAGGGGTACCTGTCAATAATTCAATCCATTCTTTCCCATCAGCTATCCCTTTTACAAACTTAGATTGTTGAGTAGAAGAAGCCTTTACGCGGTGAGATTCATCAATGATTATCGATTTAAACAGATTAATTGTTGATCGAAAGGTCACATCTCTAAGCGTCCAGCGTTCCTTTTTTGCGATACTCTGTACAAAGTATTTTTTCAGACTTTCGTAGTTGACGACAAAGACCTGATACATTCCGGTATTCCAAAAAAACGGCCATGTATCACGAACCTTGTCTGTAAGGATCATTGCCTTTTTGTCCGTGAATTTCGTCCACTCCCGCTCCCAGTTGATCTTTAATGTAGCCGGGCAAATAACAAGACACGGGAAAGCATTTGCGATGTTGATCGTTGCTATTGATTCCAATGTCTTTCCGAGGCCCATGTCGTCGGCATTCAGAAACCGTTTCAACTGCAACCCCCTGGCGATACCCTGCTTTTGATAAGGATACGGTTCTACTTTCAACCCGTGCGGAACGTCCAGGTTTGGCATTTCCGGGATCAGAAAATCTTCTTCTTTAATCGGTGTTTCTTCCACCCTGGTGTCTGTCCAGTTAACCGGTTCAAAATGAACAATCCGTTTACATACCTGCTCCAGGTGTGATTTGGAAGACCCGGGTATGATCCAGGCTTTTGATTGTACATTAAACCGGCGACCCGGAATTGACTTTACCATATTGAGTAGAGTTGGGCGTGGAGTAAAACGTATTACATAGTTGCCAGTAGGTTGCAATTGAATTTCCATAAACAGGATTAATTTTCAGGTTCGACTGTTTCAGATTTCTTTTTCCTTCCCTGTTTTTTCGGCTGTTGTGGAATAGATACTTCCATCTCGACACCATCAGGCAAATCGAAATCAAATTCAGCCTGTTTAATCCCCCACTTCTCAGAGAATAGATATTCTGACACCTCCCAACTGCATGCCTTGATATCAGCATATAGTTCCCCTGCAAATTGATAGCTGTCGATATCCTCGAATTTAATAAACGGGGATATCAGGTTCAGGACCTGACCGGACTGGAGAAGCTTCTGCCCGATGATCGTCACACCGGCGTTTTCATCAGAACCTCCAAGTGAATAACCGGTTACAACATAATTGCTGAACTGTTCCAGATCCAGCTCGTAAAGATTCTCAGAGTCGATCTTAACCGCCTCTGGTTGTTCACAGACATAGATCAGGTGCAGCTTCAGTCGGTCGAAAGACTTCCTGAGATCCGAATGGACGATCTGCTCACACTTTTTGGATACCTCATTGGAGTAGTTTGCCTCTTTGAAGGTCTCTTTGTAAGTCACTTCGCACCGATCGTTTTTAACCGATGCTTTGATAATTTCATTCTTTGCGTTTTCCATATTTCTGTTATTAAAATTTGGTGATGTTATTTATTGCCTCGAAGCCTTTAAGAACCCACATCGGAGCGCCAAGCTTGTTGTGAATTGGCTTTGGATCTCCATTTTCATAAGCCCAGCCGTCGTGATACAAGCCGAGAATTAATGCACTGCGTAATATTGCATTAGCTTGTTTCAATCGTTCGATTTCCAGATCTTTCTCAATGTTCTTAGGTTCTTTTTCAGAGAGGTATTTTTCGGCTATTTCCTTGAAGGCTTTTGAATCTTGATAGTATTTTTGAAATACTGGGTTTTTAATCCAAGTCATAAACGCGTAGTCAGAAATGATGTTTTCCTTTTCCTTCGGACATTCAATCCAGTATTCCAGCACCTTACAATTTAGTATTTCAATGACCTTCTGAACTTTGCAATCTTTTTCTGAATGAACCATCGATACGAATTCTGTGGATAATTCATAATTGACCCGAAGGCAAAGCGGCATATTGAATGTTGATGTTTTCATATCTATCGTTGATTTAAAACCTATCGTAGTTATCACTATATCTCTGATTTTTATAGCCTCCGGATCCGGATGAACTGCCTGAGTAAGGCGCCAGAGCCATTTCTGCCTTTGCCTTCGAGATAAGCGTCCGGGCCCATTCCAGTTGGTGTGTCGCAGTCCGGTTCACCCTATCGGCCCAGTCAACTAAATACTGCTCTTCTTTACATACACTATCAATAAGGACATTTACTGCCTTTGCGGTCGCTCCGGATGCCTTTGCAGTGCGTTCCAGGATCGCAAATACATCTTCCTTTTTCTTCACGTTAAGATGATACTTCGCGTCTGCCAGAAGTTTACCGGACCGGGCGATATATGCGGCAAGATCATTGCCTCTTGCTGTAGCATCAGCAGCGTCTTCGCTCATGGTGATATTTAGGTAATCGTCGATCGCTTTCAGCTCGTCGGAAATCTGCTGTGGAGGTGTAATAATTAGTTCCATCTAAGACCTATTTAATTAATTACATACTCTGTTTTTTGATAAATCTACCGGAAACAGGATCCTTTTTTGGCTTGTACTTTTTTAGTTCTGAATATAATTTTGAAAACTCCCTGACGAGTTGATTCCAATTACGCATAAGCTCTCCATTCTCCTTTTCGAGAGAAAGAATCTTTTTGTTCATCTGTGAGACTTCAGCATTGCTTGATTTGATCGCTCTTTTTAATTTATTATTATTCCTGATCTGAAGGAATAATAATAAGACGAGCAAGCACATGATTGCAACGATAGCAATCGACACTAGAAAAAATACAGTTAATTGTTCCATCTCTATAGAATTATTGGTTATACATAAAAATTTGATTTTCATTTTCGATATCCTCTAATACCTGATACCGGTCCCGGGCATGTAGTTCTGAAGGAGTTCTTTTGCAATGTGCTCCACGATTAAAAAGAAGAGCCAAACCTAAAAGGATTAGGTACGCGATTATGAGTATTACTACTGCCATGTTATCACCTCCTGTTATTTTTTTGATTCCTTGTAGAACAGCCTTGATATCAAAGCGACAATAATAGCTGCGAAGAAGCACCAGTTTTTACCGCCAAGAAAGCCGATAAATTCAGCGATAGCGATTAACGTAAACAAGATTGAAAATATTCGGTTAGCTAGTTTCATATCAAAAAGGAGTTTTGTTTAGTAAAATCTCAGTTCCGTAATCGGCAACCGTAATAGTCTTTCCGGTTACTGCCTCAATCTCTTTCTTAAAGTTTACAGTATTACTATTTCCGTCTGAAAGGTGGATCAGAACGATGTTATTGACCTTACTTAAATCGTTCGCAGTAAGCAGTTCTTTTGCCGTCTGCAGGCTCATATGAGAGGTTACGATCCGGTTACGGATTGCAGGGTTAAGTCTGCCGGACTTAATATTCGCTTCCAGGATAGCCAGATCATAATTCACTTCTAGGATGATGTTATTCAGGTCCCGAAAGGTGAACTCAGAATAGAATGTATCAGTCAGAAAAAGGATATTCCCAGATTCTTGATGATTAATCAGAAAGCCGAACGGCTCTGCAGCATCATGAACGACATCAAAGGGAAGGACCTTGAATTCTCCAACCTGGATCATCTGCCCGGACGGGACGGCATGAAGCCGGTGAGTTTGATTGAACTTTGCAGCGGTACCGGCAGAACAGTACACATCGATCGCAGCCTTTGTAAATTCATTGATAAAAGCGGCGTGATCCCCGTGTTCGTGCGATACCAGGGCCCCGACGATCTTTGTCACATCAAACCCGATTGCTTTCTTGACTTCCGCAAGCCGGATACCGGCCTCAATGACCAGTACCTGACTTGCAGTTTCAAGAACATAACAGTTCCCTTTTGATGAGCTTCCAAGGACCTTCAGTTTCATGATTTAACAGAGTAATAAAAGTTCCACTTGACGCATTCATTTATTGACCAGTTTTGAAGCCATGCCGCTGGTCTGACTGCATAAATACCAGGCCTTCTGGCATACTCAATAACTACCGACTTCCCTTCCTGCGCGAGACTTATAAGCTCGCGCAGGTTGAGTATGGGTTCACCTTTTGAAATGTTCTTACTGACTTTCATTGTTCAGTTGCTTTTTTGATTACAGACCTTGCTTTCTTCATTGCCGGATGATTGTCGTTGATCCATTCAGAAGCAAATGAAATAAGTTCAATTAATGCTTCAAGCATGTCAGGAGCAGCGGCGATTAGTTTTGCATGATCTCTATTCCCGATACTCTCGCATACCAGATAGCCGCCGTAATGCTCAACATCTTCATCTATGCTTTCTTCCGCATTGGGAGGACATGGGAAGTTGGTGTTTCTGACCTTTTCATTGGAAACTACGACAGACTTGTAGTTTCCAATCTTCCAATTCTCGCCTTTCATCAGAACGGTGCTTTTTCGGTTTGACCATTCTTTTGAGCGGATCCTGTCACTACTACAGGCTCATTATTGCTAGTGGTAGTATGAGGGGTATTCGCGGGAGGAGGAACAGGGGCATTATCTTCCGGCATTGTGATCTGCTTCGTATTGGCCTTTGTCGACTTCTCAACCTCTTGATAATCCACATCTTCAATGTTGCCCTGCTCTTCTGCTGTATACATTGCCCCCAGCTGGGTGGGGAAAGCTTCACGGAGAGCCTGAACTTTAGCCACTTTTGAGATCATAGTTGTTGGCTTGTCCTTCCAGGTCGATTGCTTCTTGTCATACTCGTCCATGGATACCCTGGCAACAACCGGATATTTGCGATCAGAGCGGTAAACCTTTGCCCATCCGCCGACCAGCTTATCGTTGTCAAGTTTGAAGCATCCTTCCAACTCCAATACTTCGTCATTGCGGATGACAATAATACCGGCCTGGATCCCTTCATAGGTCAGACATTCTTCAGCCCGTTTCATTAACGCTTCCTTGCTGACGATCATCTGAGCCGGAGCTGTACCGTATTTGACCAGGTAAGCCTCGTTCAGAAACGGGTTAAGCTGGTTGTACTTGCAGATTGAAATGAACTGTGTTATATCCTGATCGGTGACATCGCCGTTGCCCTTTGTCAGGAAGTTCCTTACGATCTGATAAGAAAGGGTTACATCCTGTCCAGCCACCTGGTATGTTACCTTTGCTTTGTCGGGATTTTCAGCCTTTGCGACTGTTGTGTTTTGGTTTTCGTTTGCCATAATGATTTAATTTAAGCGATTCTTAATTGTTTGTCCGGCTCGGATACATAGAGTTCAATCCGCTGAGCCGGGGTTTCGTGGATTGAAGTGATTGATTCAGAATTATCGATCCATATCGGGGCAGACTGCCCGTAGAAGTCAGAAAGCACGTTGATAATTGCAATACCGGCATTGATCTTAGCGGCATTATTGGCATCACTCCAGGGCACACCTTCTATTAAAGTGTCACAACATTCAACCAGTCCGCCATTAAGCTGGGTATCAAACAAGCGGAACTTCACGCCCGTGAACATGCCGTTGATCTTTTCCTCAAGCATGTCAACCTTTGCACGGGTGAATTCCTGGATAGTGAACTCAGTCTTTTCAAGTTCAGCCAAATGGGAAGCGAATTCCTTTTCCTGCTTTAACAGCTCTTTTTTGCGGTTATCGGCTAATGTGATCTGATCTTTGGCTGCCAGATGCTTTTTCAACTCGTCAACCTTTGCAATCAGGCCGGTTTTCTTCAGTTTCAATTCTGAGTTATCAGCAACCGGAGCGGGTTCCTCTTTGATATTATCAAGCTCTTCCAGATCCTTGACCGCCTGTTCGTATTCGGTATTCCCAGCCATGAGAGCCTGAACGCTGACAATATTCTTTGATTCACAAGCTACGATCTGTGTCTCTTGCTGAGCAATCAGAGAATCAAAGTCGGTATTATTGATCTCCGCAATCTGTTTTTCCAACTTTTCGATCTTCGGACTGATCCCGGATCCTTCATTGACAATTTCCGCCAGGCGACGGTCTTTATTCGCGTTGAACTTTGCCAAAGCTTCAGACTGCTTTTCCTGCACCTTATCGGACGGCAAATCCTGCCCGCATGCATAACATTTACAATCATCCGCATGTACGCCTGGGAACTGCTCTGCATTGACTTTTGCCCATTGTTCTCTCAAATCAGCCTGTTCTTTTCGGAAGATTCCGATACTGGTATTCAAAACTTCCAGTTCGCTCTCAGCGTTTGCTTTTTGCTTCTTAATAGCGACCAGTTTGTTTTTTGCTTCACCGATAGTAGCCTGCTTCTCATTCAATTGGTTATTGAATGCCTGCCGGCCCTTGAACTCGAAGTCAGAAATCTTAGTTTTAAGGTCATTAATCCTACGGAGCCGGTCCTGCTTCTTTTTGTAAAAATCTTCATACACCTTAGAAGAGTCCTGCAATTGTGTGTCGATCGCTTCGATCTTATTATTCAAAATATCGATCTCGTCTTGAATAAGCTTCCAGTCTTTCGATTCCGGAGTACTTCGGGTAACTTCATCCACGCGGGCAGGGATCAGGGCTAGCTCGTCTTTCAATTTCTTCCGCTTAGCAGCCAGTTCCTTTTTGAACTCTTCAAACGATTTCTTACCCATCAGTTCCATCAGGTCCTGAAAATCCTTACGGGTACTGGCAATATCACTGTCAGAAACATCCCCGGCGATTGTAGTAAGGATATTTCGCCGTTCCTGCCATTTCAGCGAATTGAAATAAGATGGAGAGGTGATCATCTTGAAGGTCTGCTCACAAATAATCTGATCAACTTTTTCCTGAAATTCTTTAGCCTGAAGCGGAACATCGTTCCAGAAGAATAGGGTTTCATTGCCCTGCAGTTCAGGTACATCTGAGCCTCGGCGAGTAACCCATCTTTCACGGAATACTCGGCGTAGAGCTATTTCTTCTCCGTCAACTTCAAAAAGCCCCCCGACCTCATGTTCAAGCTTATGGATAACATTATTCCGGCTGTCAAGGGTTTTGATTGAGAAGTCTTTCCGATCCGTTGAATCCTTGCCGAAGAGAAGCCATGTAAAGGCATCAAACAAGGTGGTCTTTCCTGTAGCGTTGTCTCCGTAGATCCGGGTATGGTCATTGAAATTGATCTCAAAGTTCTTGATCCCTTTGAAGTTTCGAATAACCATGCTAATGATTTTTACGTTTTTCATGATTTGTTTTTATTTATAGTAGACTGGCGATGTATTCCTCGGATCGGAACAGGGTGATCGCCTGATTTTTGATAATTCTCTTTGCCTTGCCTGATTTTGCAAACTTTTTAAGTCGCATGAGAGAGACTGGGTCATCACAGGATAAAGCCTCATTAACGAGCTTTAGATCTGCTTTTTTCAACTTTTTTCGTTTCATGATGTGTGAGATTTAGTGACATGATTTGATTTATTTTGCTGGCCGGGATGATGTTCCCCATTGAGAGCATCCGGCTCGCAGTTTCAAGTTCTGAGCGCTTATAATAGTAGCGAGCGCGTTCTGAATTTCCTGACGGGTAGCCAACGATCCAGCGCTTATGGCGCCATTCCTTGACCTGCCGTTCCCCGTATTTCTTATATGCCTGCTTCTCGGAAATATTCTCGTCGATCAGGCCCAGTTCCGTAGCTAGATTGATCACTCCGATCTGGATGCCTGTAGCGAATATCCTTTCAATTACCTTATCTTCCATTGCACTGTTAAATTTCTGTTCGTAAGCGAGTTGGATTATATGTTCTTAACACCTTCTGCAACGCTTCGCAGGGCTGTGCTTTAGATTATCAAATAATTACAGGATCCCGATTTGACGGGCCTTAAGTAGTAGTTCGGATCGGCTTGTGACGTCGAATTTGTCTCTTAACCGGACCATCAGGCTCTTAACGGAAGCGGGGGAAGTAAATCCCATATCCTCCTGGATCTCTTTGTCTTTCTTGGCAGAGAATAATAGATCAAGGGCCTCACGTTCCCGATGTGTGATCTTTTCCCCGTTCACCATGAGCGGCTTGCAAACCTTTCCTTCTCCGATGCAGCGCCCACGACGAGGACAATTGACGAACTCATACGTGAGTTTGCCATTGGTCCGGATGTCTGCAATTCCGTCGAGATTGCTGCGATTGCACCAGTTGTAATGTTCAAGCATATTGGCTTCCGCTACACCCATCTTCCTAAGGGATTGAATTGCTTTTGCATCATTTCTGAGTTCAAGCGAGAGGTGGCATTTGAGCATCGCGGGCAGATGCTCAAATGCTTCTGTCTGCCCATTGCGAGTAAAGAAGAGCTTACCTGTTTTACCGGGAACGCCGAAAAGTTCGACATTGAAGTCATTCGGAATTAATCCTGCTGGTAGTTCCATGTCATACAAGTTTTGTGATTGCTTCGATTTTCTTAGCAGCAGCAGCAGCGCGCTTATTGCGGTCTTTTATCAAGGCCATTGTGGTCTCGATAATCAACTCTCCGCTTTCATCGCTACACGCATAATCCTGGCAATTCAGGAAGCGGTTTACTGTTGCTTTAGAAATGCCTGATCTTCTGGAAATTTCAGACTGATCACCACGCCTGAGGCAGGCGTTTAATTTTCGGATAGAAACTTTGTCAATCATATAGTTTTAATTTTTAGAAACTTTAGTACCTTTACTGTTTGGTTATTATCAAATACTTTTGTGAAATAATCTTGAAACGTTGAGACAAATATACCGAATAGAAACGGTAAAAAGTAAATTTAATACCGTTTTTTTTCGGTAAAAACTAAAATTATTTTTCAACTAACTGAAAGACAGGAATATGGGTATTGCCTTAGAGGAAGCTAAGAATGTCGATAAAAGAAATGACCGGCTGAATCTCGTTTTGCTAAAGTACAAGGCAGGCCGGTCGCCGGGAGAGAACAGGCAATACGATAAATTGAACCGGATCTATCCGGACAATCAAACGTTTGAAGAAGGATTGATTGAACTATTAAAAGAGAGGAAACTGCTTTATCTTGTAAATGGAGAGATGGAGCAGAACGAAAAGGGCTATGTTGAATACATCAATAAAGATGATTCATACAGGTATTGGGAGACAACAGAAAAAGGGGAATTAGCCATAAAAAGCAGGCTATTTCCTTCTGAATCGGCCAAGGAGATTAGAGAAACGAGATTTAGGCTGTTTCAAATTGTCGGTATTCTTATCGCTGCTTTGGGCGGGTTGATTACACTGTTTTCGTTCCTGCATGAGCAGCTTAAAAGCTCTCTCTAAGAGCCTATCGGCCACGATTTCCCCATTGGAATAGTCGATCATTGTTTTACCGTTGGCAAAATCGACCGCATGATCTGGCAGTCTGCCTTCTTTGATGTACTTGAATATGATTTCGGTTTCGACAAGCTGATAGTTTGGCCAGTTGTAACTATAACTGTTACTTTTTTGGACGACAAATTCTAGGCATTTCAACCGAAGTTCGGTGTCACTCAAAATGGATTGATGTAAAATTTCTGACATAACTGTGAGATTTAAGATTTAAAATAAAACGATATGGTTACAAAACAGAAAGTTATAACAGTAATAAGTTCACTCGAAAGAGCTACTAAGGTCCCGGTAGTTGATGAATTAGCTAAAGAAGGCTGGATTATTAAACAGGTTTCGACATCTAGCTTTGACGCCAATAAATCAAAAACCATTGCTTTTACAAAACCGTCTTTGGCAATCACTCTTTTACTTGAAAAGGAAGAGTAGTCCGCTCTCGCTCGTTCTGATTACACCCTTCGGTATATTCTTGTGCTAAGGGTAGAAATTCAGAATGAAAGAAATGGATCCCTTCTTCTCCATATTGAGAAGCGATTTGGATAGCAACTTCCCGGACTTTAAGTTCAAGTTCTATTCGATCTGTGGATTTCATAATGTTGAGTTTTAAAATTTGATAATATGAATATTAAAGTACTGGTTTATAACGAAGATTTGAAAATTTATAAGACAGAGTGGACGCTGGATTTAGCTGCTGTTCCCCAGGTCGGTAACAAAATTGTGCATACTCCTCAGGAAAACGGACCTGCATTCGTGTATGATATAGACGAGGTTCGTTTGGGAGACAGAGGTCTTGTTGATGTGCTTGTACACGTTGTTAGTGACCTTACTGACTACAATTCAAGGCGGGTTTCAACGCAGAACTTCCAGTAATCATCCCATCTTTGTTTTTGATCTTCGATGGCTTGTTTTATCTGGGCAGCCTGATCCCGGGAGAGGGATTCGCCTGTAAAACCGGGTTTTCCACCCTCTTTTATCGAGAGAAGTGTTCGTTGGAAATTTACTTCTGACATGACAATAGTTTTAAGTTTGATACAAATATACCGAATAGAAACGGTAAAAAGCAAATAATTAATGAAAGAACGGCTGATAAAATTTTTAGCTCATTTGGGCATAGGTCAAAAGAAATTTGAACAAAACTGTGGTTTGTCTAATGGTTTTGTCAATAAAGTTGGAGATAACATTACGTTAAAAAGCCTAAATAAAATAGAAAAGACTTATCCGGAGCTAAATATCAATTGGCTAAAAACAGGAGAAGGCGAAATGCTGAAGGAAGACATGGCGTCTGGTCGTCGAGATCAAAAGACTAATTACGAGGGAAGCGAAACGAAAGAACTTATAGCAGCTCTCAATAAATTTGCAGAAGCTGCCCTAAAGAATGCTAATGCGAATGAAATACATGCAAGGGCAAGGGAGAGGGAAGGTCTAAATACGGAAAGACTGATAAATTTGATCACTGAAAACCGGCTATACTCTAACAAACAAACTGGAACGTGATAAAGGTATCGCACTGTTCCGGTCCGCGACTGGGCCCGGATTGCGAAGAGAGATCACCGCTCTGGATAGATAGGTAGTTATGCTAAAATAATTTTTAATAGGCAATAAAACAACATATGATAAATATTTAGAAATAGACTAAAACCTAATAAACCAAGATCATGAAAATACAGATTAACAAGTACATGAACAATCACGAGTTAATGAGCTGTCTCCCAGAAAATGTGTTTATTGACATGTTGACATCTGATAGTCCATATTATGAAATCACCCCTTCTGTTTTAGAGGCGGCCGAAGTAGAATATAAAAAGAGACAAGAAGGCAATAGAATTATCAATATGGTAGCCACACTGAATAATAAGGGAATTCAATTGGAAAAAAAAGGAAGAATTGAAGAAGCAATTTATACTTATGAGGAAAATATAAAATCACAACACCCTGCAACACATGCATATGAAAGATTAATGATACTATATAGGAAGAAAAAAGATTTCGTCAATGAAGCAAGAGTCATTGAACTTGCAATAAAGGTGTTTTCTGAAGCAAACAACAAAGCCGCAAGACAAGCGAAGCGAAAGAATCCTGGATTGGCAAAACAAATTGAAGAAGGACTAAAAGCAAACACCAATGTTATTGGGCCGGATGGTCATTTTTATTGTTTTGTACCATATAACATTAATAAATATGTTTTAAGATTTGAAAAGGTAAAAGCCTTATTATTTAAATAACCTATGCCCCACCCTATCCTTATACTCCGTTTCCCAGCCAGCCGGTCCAAGAATTACCGGGAGGTGATCAACATTGCAAAAGAATTTAACGGTTTTAAGCAAGGAGAGGTTAATATAGTACCTTTAAGCATAAAGGAAATCTTTGAGAAGTGGGAGTTCTTTAACCTTCTGTTTTGGAGAACCGTAGACTGGAAGGGCACGACACTTTCCTTTGAAGACATGTGTTACCATTCCCACTGCGACAAGACACGGATTTTTTATGCCATGCAGCAGGCTCACCTCACTTGGATCTGTTGCTATGAGCATCTGATTTCAAAACTTCATAAGGTCTATACCGGCGTGGCCACGCTGGAAGAATTGAAGATCGAAACGGAAACTGAGTACGATATAGACAGGATATTGGATGATTTTACAGTATTGAAGGCAAGGGAAAGTTATCACGAAAAATACGGGGAAATGGATTTTATGAACCCTAAAGAGCGATCATTCTATAAAAAATGGGATAGAAAAATACAAAGGCAAAAAAAAGATGGAGAATCCGAAACAGATAATAGCATCCCTCCGGGACCAGCTCCGGCAGGCTCTCAAAAAAATCAGTGCCCTGGAGCAGGAAAATGCCCTCCTGGAGGAGGAGATCCGGAGGTTAAAACGGGCCGCAAAACGGCAGCCCTGAGAAGGGTGTTCTTTGAAATATCTTTGAAAAAATTAATCGGCCCGCGTAAAGCATTAAAAATAAGTAGTTAACAAACAAAGCGCACCTGCTTTGGGAGCAGGGGGTCCCAGGTTCGAATCCTGGTATCCCGACAAAATGGGAAACCATAAAGAGTCAAAAGCCTGTAAATTGTATGATTTACAGGCTTTTTTGTTTTTTGTCAGATCAATTCATATCAGAAAATATCACAATTCAGGTGAGTTAAACGGTGAGTCTTTTTTTATTTTACCTTTGAACTCACCAGAAAGGCTTAATCGTTTGTTAGTCAGTTGTTAATAAAGGTCAATTTTGTAATTATGGATCATACTTTTTGACCGGTTTTGGTGAATTCCGGTGAGTCTTTTGGCCTTGTTTTTCAACTGAAGCATTTAAAACGGATTAAACCGATAAAAATTAAATGATATGAAAACAACCCACACCTTTGGTATCCAGTTTATTATCCGGACTGGTAAAAAGGACAAAGACAAGGCGCTTGTTTATGCCCGGATCACCGTAGAGACACGCCGTATTGAGATTTCCCTGAAGAAAACCATTGCAGTTGAAGAATGGAACAAAGCCCGCGGAATGGCAAAGGGCTTCAGTCCGGAAGCGAAAAAGCTTAACAGCTACCTGGAGCAGGTCCGTGCGCAACTAACGGATGCTTACCGCGAGTTGCAGCTCAACAAAGAGAAAATCACACCTGAAAACATCAAAGCGCTTTTCCTGGGTGATTCGGACGAGCATACACTGATGGAGCTGGTGGATTATCACAATTCCACCCAAGCAAGTGTGCTTTCACCGGGCACAATGAAAAATTATTATACTACAAAAAAATACCTGCAACGGTTCCTGAAAAACAAATTCAAATCTTCGGATATCTACCTGGTCCAGATCAATTACAAGTTCATCACGGATTTTGAATACTTCCTGAGAAATTACCAGCCATTAGATCATCATAAACCGATCGGGAACAACGGGGTCATGAAGCACCAGGAGCGGTTTCGCAAAATGATTAATTTGGGGTTTCGCCTGGGCTGGGTTAACCAAAACCCTTTTGATTCGTACAAACTCAGCTTTCGAAAAGTTGATCGGGGCTTTCTTACGGAAAAAGAACTAAATGCTATTGAAAACAAAAAGTTCGAAGTTGAGCGGTTACAGATTGTGAGGGATGTTTTTATTTTCAGTTGTTACACCGGCTTGTCCTATATTGACGCCATTAACCTGAAACCGGATGAAATTAATTTGGGAATCGATGGTCAGTACTGGATTTTCTCCAGACGGCAAAAGACCGATACAAAACTGAGAATTCCGCTTCTGCCTAAAGCCTTGGAGATATATAAAACATACCGGAAGCATCCCAAATCAATCAGCAGGGACAAGGTGTTTCCGCTAATCTCCAACCAAAAGCTGAATAGTTATTTAAAGGAAATTGCCGATCTGTGCGGGATAAAAAAGAACCTGACGTTTCATCTGGCCAGGCATACCTTTGCCACTACAGTTACTTTGAGCAATGGCGTACCCATTGAAACTGTCAGTAATGTACTGGGCCATAAGAGTATCTCAACTACTCAGATCTATGCCAAAGTATTGGAGAAGAAAATCAGTGAGGATATGGGAAAGCTAAAGTTGACTTTATCCAGAATCGTAAGTAAATAA